AGACTCTGTTCCATTAGCATTTAAATTGCCATCAACAAAAAGAGAAAAACCATCAGCGAACTGAACATGAACACCAGGTAGAATAGTTAATGTTACGCCTGGGTCAACATACGTGTCGCCAATCACACGATATGTATCAACTGGCATCCAAGTAGTGTTAGAAGTTATGTGTCCTTGAATCCAGATAACGGCTTTCGCTGCAAGTAAGCGATAGAACACAGTGAAACTGAAGATTTCAATAATCACAAGAATTAGAATGGCAAGTTTTCGATTCATACAATATTAGCTGTTGTTTTTCCGAATTAATTTTGTGGTTTATGTAAGAGTTTTCGATTCACCAGTGCGTAAGTCTGTAGCTTTTCTAATATAGTTTTTCCGACATGATTTTTCTTGCCAAAATTGCTTAAATCGAGCTTCTTTCTCGTTTGTGCTTTGGGGTCAGAGTCAGCATTGGCAAGTGTTTCCGTTGATGATGTACATGACGTGATTAATGTTGGCTCAGCTGAGGTTCCAGATGCTAAGGTTTTGAAGATGATTAAGCGTGCTGAGGTAACGCTTGAATTAGAAACAAGCAAAGAAATCGACTACAGCAATTGCACGGAAGCAGAAAAAGAAGTAATCACAGTTCTTTCTGCTATCTATGTCATCTGTTATCTTACCGGTGGCTCAGCTGTAGGCTTGAGCTTCTCTGTTGGAGACCAAAACGTAAGCGTACTCAGTAGGGCTCCTCCACTCGATGTTTTGCAATCTGAACTAAACCGCATGCTGGACAAAATGCGAGAGCCTACCATAAGGAGAACATAACATGAATGTTCCGGATGCCTACTATCAGTTTATAATGGATTATGCGCCCTACGTCTACGTTATTCCAGGCTCAGGTCCAGACCCCACTTGGGGTAGAGCTGCGTTCGCGGCAGCTTTTGTCATAGACTTCCTCTATGAAGCCTATCATGATCCTCAATTCGACAGCAAGAAAACGGACATTTACAATAAGATTGTCAGCTTTGCAGATTGGGTTCTTACACAGCAGTGTACAGACAATTTGAAGAAGGCTTATGGCGGATTCAAATCCAACGAGACAAGCACATACTATTACAGTGTTGATGCATGCCGTGTTATTCCATCTCTCTTGAAAGCTTACGAGCTAACAAATGACACAAACTATTTGGACGCTGCTAAACTCGCTGGGGCTACCTTCCTCAAAACTATGCAGGACAAACAGAACTATGGCGGATTCGCTCGAGCAGTGACAATTGATGATGCTTGGCTTCTACAAATGGACATTGAATGCCTTTACGGGCTTATTGGTTTGAAGATGCTTGCAGAAAAATATGATGTTGCCAATGCAAGCCTATACGAATCCATTATGTCTAACGCTGTTGTATTCCTTCGTGAAGGTTTTGAAAACCTCTGGCTACATTATGACCCAACGGATTCAAGTTGGCATCGTGTCGGTTTAACAGAAAACGAGATTTATGATGACCCATTTGCATACGCCTTACTTGGACTCTACAACTATGAAAGTTGGAGTCTAACAGTTCAAAAGGTTTACAACTTTATCAACACCATTAGAGCATCCGCACAATATCCTGCCTATAATCCGTCTGTTTGTTGGGCTGGCTACATCGACGTGGTCAAGCGTTTTCCAGCATGCGACTACTATGATGCTGTCACAAGCGGAATCTTATGGAGAATACGCAAAAACCATGACAAGCCAAGCCTTCAATTCAGCAGGAAAATCATCGACAAACATCAAGAAGAATTCATGTACTGGGGAGTCAAGTTCACAGACTATGGATACGTTGAAAACAAGAAGGCTACAGCAACCGTTGCCTGGCTATCACTGCTATATCTGAATTATGAGGAGCCCATAACACGATTCACACAAATTCTACGGTCAAAAGGCGAAAACATAACCCTCTACCCAATTCAAGAAGCATCAGACAAAGTCTCACATGGCGAAGGCATTGACGTTCAAGCCATAGTCTCTCCAGCAAGAGTTGAAGAAATCCTCATAGAACCCGGCTACATAATCAATGACTACCTCACTATCCATGTTTTTGCGCCTATCCGAAATCATGACAAGATACGTCGCAAAGGAATAGACTACGAAATTCTGGACATTCAGGAATTTGACTTTCATGGCGAAACAGTCTACCGCAAGGCTTTCTGTAGGAGGCTTTTAGGTGCCTGAAGTTGAGAAGCCAGTTCTCACGCTCATTCGGTTGCTAAAGCGTTACCTGTGGATTGTGAAAGATGATGGTTCATTAGCGAGCATACAGGTTAGCCAAGAATGGTATGACCGAGAGCTTTTCAAAAACTATGATGGACAAATAAGCGTTGGATTAGACAGAAGTGAAGACCAGAAACTCAGTTTTACGGGAAATCTTAGGCGCAGAACAGGCTTTCTCCGAATCAACGTATGGGTCGTAGATAAGCCAGACCAAGGCATTGTTGGAAGAACTTTACGAGATAGAATTTGCGCTGATGTTAATCGGGTCATCAGAGAGAAACGTAGCAAGCCTAACCAAGTAGACTACTATTTTGGCGGTGTCGGACGGTCAACAGGAACACATAAAGCCTATCACGCAGCCTCAGCAACCGAACTCTCACCTACTGATTCTGGCTGGACAGAATTCACTGATGTCGAGTATCAAAAAATCTGGTACAGCGACGACAACCGCTTCAACAAGTCAACTTCAGAAAACGGAAAATACGCTCTCATGCTCTTCAGGTTTAGACTTGACGCAAACGAAAACGCTGTAAAGCAAGTCGTCTTGTCATTTGAAGGATATGGCACAGCACCAAGTGGAAACGGCTCTACAATCAAGGTTTGGAATCATTCTGCTGGAGAATGGCAAAATGCGGTTTCTGGCACTGGCGAAACCGATGAAACATTAGCCATTACATTGTCTGCAAACTTGCCAAATTACATCGATGAAGATGGCTACTTGTACCTGCTGGCAAAAGCGACTAACCCAAGCGACGGCATTACGCCCGCAGTTCTCTATTGTGATTATGCACAGATCGTGTTCACGGTTTATGGTATAACATATGCCGATGTTGTCAGCTTTCGTGATGCTGATGAAACCCGTGTTAAACCGTTCATTTGGCGTACTGAATTCGCCATAAAGTCATGGTTGTTTGAAACCGTTCCAACAACATAGGAGGATAGAAAACAGAAATGAGTGTGTATGGTGCGCATGAGGCAAAAATCTTCTACGTCGAAGAATCAACCTATGGAGTGACCCCCACAAACCCAAGCATGCTGGGCATTGCAACAGCTGAAAGCGTCGAGCCAGCCTTAGATCCCGACCTAATCAAAGTTAGAGGCATCGGTTCAAGAGACCTCAAAGTCATCCGCAAAGGCTTGAGACAAGTCGGGCTGAAAGCTGCATACGCTCTTCCAAGCGATGCTCCAATAAACTTTCTGCAACATATACAGACCCTGAAGTCGCTAAGCATAGAAGTATTTTACGAGAAAACAAGCGGAATCATCGACTTGCTGCATAAAGGCTGCAGAATGGATAAGACAACCGTTGAGTGCTCAATTGAAGAAGTTGTGAAGGCAAATGTTGAGCTGATCGGTCAAGACGTGGCTGTTGGAACCTCAAAAATCAGTGGAGCCACATATGCAGACTATTCTGGTGCAGTGCCTTATCATGAAAGCTACGTGCAAAGAGGAGCAGGCGACGGCTCAGGCTTAACAAGTATTGAAAGGGTAACAGACTGGAAATTCACTATCGAGAACAGTTTGAAGCGAGTCCCCGTAATTCGCAGCACAAACGGACATTTGCTCAAGTATCTACAAGAGCGTCATCGAGTCTTGACAGGCGAATTAACCTTCGAGTTTGAAAGCAAACAGGAGTATGACGACGTAGTCAACGACAGCGAGTTCAGTCTCAAATTCGGTTTAGGCGGAACCTACAACGCCCTATTCAAATACTGCAAGTGGGAAAGAGTCGGAACCCCAACAAAGATTGAAGATTTAGTCTCTCTGAAAGCGCCCTTTGTTGCTCGAGATGTTTTCATCAGCTGAGGTGGTTAAAATGGCGGAAGTTAAGGGTCTGGAAAATTTTGGTCGAGAAGCTGAACTGCAAAAGAAATGGATGAAAATGTGGGAAAAACTTGGTCAACGTGTTTTGAAGTTGCCCAAGTGGATGCAAAACATCGTGCTGGACGACATCAACACAGCAATCAAGAACCGATTAGCAACCATGGAGATGATTCAAAATGCGAAAAGAAGAAATTAACTTAGACAACCGCTTCGGAGAACAATATACTGGACACTATGTTTTCCAAGAAATCACATGGGCAAAACGTAGCCACATAATCCAAAAGCACACGAAACACCATCCAATAAGTGGTCAAGTCACCAGTAGTGATTTTGTAGCCATTCAAGCAGAAACTATCTGGGCATCTCTCAAGGAACAGCCATCAAGCAAGCCAATAACATTAGAAAAACTACTTAACGAAGATGAAGGAATCCCCATAGAGTTAGGCGAGTTATTCTCAAAAATCGTTAATAGACTCAACGGCATGACACACGAGGACCTACGTTTTTTATTAGAACAATTAGACGAGGAAAATCGCATCCATATCTTTCAGAGTTTCGGCTATGCAAAGAATTCGGCTGGACACCCAACCAGCTCGCAAGACAGCCAGCCAAAACCATCCAGCAATTCCTTCTCATCCTCAACGAGTTAGACAAACAGACGGAGGAAGAAATGGCGAAGGCAAAGAGGGAAGCAAGACATGTCCGTTGAGGCTGAAATCCGAGTAGAAGGCTTAGACGAGTTGCAACACAAAATAGAGACATTAACCTCTTCCATGAAAAATCGTGTACATGACACCTTGGTTGAACAAGGCGAAGTAATGAAGAACACTGCACAATCACTTGCGCCCAGACGGACAGGCTACCTTGAATCAACGATCTACGCTAAAGTGAATGAGTTGATTTTGAAAGTTGGTGCCACAGCCTCTTATGCTGCCTTCGTAGAGCTCGGAACACGATTCATGCAGCCAAAACGCTTCTTAGCTCGAGCACTCGACTACTGCATGCCACATCTTCTACGTCGTATGCACGAAGCTATCGATGAAGCCATACAGGAGGCCAAGGATTGAGTTTTCACGAAGTTGCCATAGACGTAATCGCCAGAGACAAAGCAAGTGCAGAATTTGAAAAGATTTCAGCCAACAGTCGCAAAATGAGTTCCGAGATTCGCAGTGTGGGTCGCGAATTTGCTTCCTTTGGTGCCTCTGCTTTCGCAATCGCGAGAGTTGGAGAGCAGTTCGGGTTTCTGTCAAAACAGCAAGCTGATGCAATTGCTGGAATGGGTAGTTTTCTGGCGTTAGCTGGCACATTGATAAGAACAGTTAGCTATCTGGCAGATATTCAAACAATCCATACAATAAAGACCGCAATCGACACGGCAATTCAGTGGGCTCATAACGCAAGTCTTGCAGCAAAAATTGTCTTGTTAACGTTTGGAGTAGGTGCAATCATTGTGGCTGCCGCCGCTATGGCAGCACTCAGCATGTCAACCATGGCTGCGACAGCATCAATACGTGAGTTCAATTCTGTTGCTTCTGAAACGCCCAAACATAGTCGTAGCATCAGACGGGCTGGAGAGGAGCAGGAATATTATCGGCGAGGAGTTGAGTAATGAGCGTAGCCCTACCTGTTGTTGCCATTGTTTTCGGTTCCGTTACGCCTCCTCAAGACGACGTCATTGACCTAAGAGTGCATCTGGGTTGCACAAAGGAAGTGTCAAGTTTCGACTGCCTGCTCCAGAATTTTGACAAGAAGTATAGTCCCGGCGGAACCTATCCCATTAATGTCGGTGACAATGGGAGCATAAGTATTGGTCGGGGTGCAAACTGTCCTCTTATCATAACCCTAAGAGTAGAAGAGATTGAGCCTGAATCGACTCCACTTGAAAACTACATTCGAGTGCGAGGTCGCTGCTGGGGAGAGAAACTCTTCCGCAAGGTAGTCACAAAAACCTACGAGAATAAGAAAGGCGAAGAAATCGTCAAAGACCTGATGGATTACTATGTTGGCTTAAGCCATGTTAGAGACAGCACAGAGCTTATCGAAAATACAGATACCACGTACACGTTGCTTGAATATGAGAATACGCCAGTCTGGGACATTCTGAAATACATTGCTGAATCAGCTGACAAAAATGGTGTCATAGGCTTTGATTTTCGCGTTGCTCCAGATGGCAAATTCGAGTTCTTCCCAAGAAACAGCAGGACAAGTCCAGTTAGCCTTTCAGAGTCAATTGAGGTTAGTCGTTATTCCAAGGATATCCACCGTATCCGAAATAAGATAATGGTTTATGGCTTAGCCGACAAAAGTGTCCCAGCAGACAAAGACGAATGGACAGAATCAAGTCAACTCCACATACGGACAGAAACAGACGCTCAGGCGAATGCTGGACAAAAAGTTGTCAGTGTTCAAAGCGTATCGGGTTTTGCGATTGGCGACAAGGTCTTTCTGATCGAGTATATGAGTAGCGAAGAAAACGAGATTGAAAGCATTGACTCTGTAAACAAAGACTTAATCATGAAGAATAATCTTGTCAACACCTATCCCTCTGGAACATTGGTCCTTAAGCTTCCTGGATGGTTCAGTGGAACTGGCACAGGAATAGTTTCGCTTGATTCAGCAACGAAAATTGCTGGGTCTTATTCAGTTTGCCACACTACTACGGTTAATGACTACTACGGCTGTTTGCTCTTACGTTTTCCAGCAGGTCAAGAAGTTAATGGCGATGATTATCCAAGCATAAACTTTAGCATTAGGCTTCAAAACACCTTCAGTGGACACATCGGGCTCACGCTATATGATATCAATAATAATGAGGCACATAGAAGCATCAATGCTGAACCAGGCGGAGACTGGGAACCAATCTCCCTTACTATAGGCAGCAAAAACAGTGAGCAATGGACCATTTTTGGATCATTTGATTGGAAGCATATTAAGGAAATTCGCATGGATGGAGATTTTCCAGGCGTTGGGTCTGGGAGCTTTTGGGTTGACAAACTGTTCTTCAACCACCGACGTTTTGAAGCTATACAAGAGGATGTAGGTAGTCAAAATCAGTATGGATTGAGGGAATTAACCGAAACTGATGAGGAATTACACAGCGATAATGAATGCAACCTTCGTGCAAAGGCATTGTTAAGCCATCTTAGCAGTCCAGCAGAAACTCTCAAAATAGAAACCACATGCTTGGAGTATGGCACTAATCCGCTCCTACCTGGAGACAAAATACATGTTGTTTTGCCAAACGAAAATGTTGACTCAGATTTTCGCATCATAAGCGCTGAATATCATGTCGTCGCAACGGACCAAACACTCGAAATCTCCTTAGAACTCGGAAAAGAGAAGCCTCTACTTGCTGATTATCTGTACGGTTTGAGAGCTACAACTGTCACTTTAGAAAAGCTTACACGCACAAAGGCTGGCATCCACATTTTCGGTGGCGCAGCTGGAGGAGGCGGAGGTCGCAAGTCAGA